TTCGTCGTTCACCGCAAGTTCGACTTTGACGTAACGCATACCAACTGAATGGTTTTTAACGTAGCCGTTCTTATATTGCTCGAACATGAATTCGTTTCTTTCTTCAGGAATTTCAACGTCAAAAATAAGCGCTTGTGTTTGACCAGCGGCTTTGATTCCAACACTTGACCAGTCTAACAATTCAAGCGAAGTTTTGATATTGTCTGAAATGATTCCTTCAAATGTCATATTGTGTTCTTGAAGCAAATACAAAAGGCGTTGTTCCTTTAATGTTTTATTCCAAAGTCCGTCGATATGAACGTCACAATGTGAATCCATGATTCGCGTTGTATTCAAAACAAGACGCGCTTTCAAACGTGTTGGTTCTTCAATTAGTTCGTCTGAATTATTGAACATAGGTTCGTCGTAACCATTATAAACAGCTTTTGAAGCGTCGTTTTTTTCGATTGTCGGTGTAAAATGAATCGCGTCAGTATGCTTGTTTGACATTTTTTTTGTCGCAATTAACATTTCTTTGTTAGCAACAATGTAATCTATTTCTTCAGCTTTGCTGTTAAATTTTAGGTCGTTCATTTTTTAACAATTTCGTTGTTAATTACTTGTTTTTGCTTGACTTCTTTCAGCTTTTTTATTTCGTCAGCTGTCAAAATTACTTTTTTCATAGTAAAAATATTCTCACAAATGTAAGAATTTTCACATTTATTACTTAAAAAACTTAATTTTGTTCGAAACAAATATTTTTTTTGTATGGATTTCACACCTTTGTCACTTATAAATTCTCTTTTTGGTTTTTCGTACACCAAGACACCAAGAACACAAACAGCACAAATTTTAACTGGTCAACCGCAATGGTTGTCACCTGATTCGTGGGACGCTTACAACGTGTATATTACAACGCCTCAACTATACGCTGTAATTCAAAGACGCGGTTATTTACTTGCTTCAGGTGTTTGGAAACATTATAAAAGTGACAAATTTGGAAACGTTCTTGAAGTTACTGATTCGCCAGTTGTAAAGCTTTTGGAAAATCCAAATCCTTTAGTAAATGGAAATGACCACATTCGACAATGGAACGAAAATAAATGTATCTACGGCAATAATTACGAATACATTCTTCGCGGTTTGCCTACTTCATTTCCGCAAGGTTTAACAAATTTACCAGCGGCACAAATGCAAATCAACGTTTCTGGCAAGTGGTACGCACAAACGACAATCGAAGGAATTATAACTGGATACGAATTTCTTGACGGAAGCGGCGTAAAGTTTCAAACAAATGAAATAAATCAAACGCGTTATATTTCTTCAAAGAATCCAGTAAAAGGTGAAAGTCCAATGACCTCGCTTTTTATGCCTATTTCAAACATTCGCGGCGCGTATGGTTTTAGAAACGTTATAATCAACAGAAAAGGTGCGCTTGGTATTTTATCGAATCAATCAAAAGACCAGTCAGGATCTATTCCATTGACTGAAAAGGAACGTCAAAGATTGAACGACGAATACCAACGTCTTTACGGAATTGAAGAAGGTCAAATGCACACGATAATGACAAACACCTCTTTGAACTGGCAACCAATGACTTTCCCAACGAAAGACTTAATGCTTTTTGAAGAAATAAACGACGACTTTTTAACAATCATTGACGCTTACGGATTGAACGCAAACATTTTTTCAAGGCAAACTGGTTCGACTTACGAAAATTTGAGCGAAGGAATTAAACAAGCATATCAATCAACAATCATTCCTGAAGCTGAAGAACTCGCAATGAATCGTTCGCAACTTTTCGGTTTGATTTCTAAAGGTGAATGGTTAGAACTTGACTATTCACACATTTCAGTTCTTCAAGAAAACGAACGTGAAAAAGCTGAAGTTCTTGAAAAGAAAGCGAACGCAATGAAAACACTTTCTGAACTTGGAATTTATGAAGTTGACGACCTAAAACAAATTGTTAACCTATAACTAAAAACAGAAAGTTAAGTGATTCTTTCAAGTTTTGGCGCACCTTAAAAGTGCGCTTTTTTTTATTCTTGCCACAAATAAGGGTGAAACGAACGCGCCATTGAACAAAGACCTTCTAACGCGTCAGGTGCGTCGTCATGCGGTGCTTTTCCGTCAGCGGTAAATTCAAAAATGTTTTCAAGAAATTTGTCGTAATCTGAACCTATTTCAATATCGTTTCTGAAATAACAATACTTTTTCATAAAACCTGAAAGTTGAATGATTCGACCGATTTTATTTGTCGTTGCTCGAATTGATAAAAGCGTAATGTCGTCTTGAACTTTAGGCTGTAAAAGCGAAAGGTACATTGAACCGCCAAAGTTTGATTCAATACGAACAAATTCAGGTTTATGTTCATTTAAAAACGACGCTGTCAAGTCAACGTTTACGTCAGTTCCTAATTTGGTAAAAACAACGTCTTGAATGTATATTCGATTTCCTACAATTGCGCCAACTGGAACGGCGTGATTATCTTCACCAGTGTCGGCAACGTCAATGAAAGCAATTTTACCAATTGATTCAGACCAGTCAACTTGCGCTGGATCGTAATAATTTAATTCTGAACGTTTGAACAATGCACCTTCTTGTTCATTTATCCAGCCACCAAGAACGACATTTTTGTAAACTTCAGGTTCGTCAGCTTTCATTCGTTCGTAATCGCGTCGAATGTTTTCAGGAATAAATTTCGGGTTTACGTCAAGGTAACTTGAATGAATGTAAAGAACGTTATCAACAACGCCGCAAAAACCTTCAGGAACGTTTTTTTTCTTGAATAGTTCTTTGTAAATCCAATGTGTTTTTATTGTTGGGTTTAAAATAAGAATTGAAATGTTTCTTTTGTGGACCGAACGAATTGAATAAAATACTTTTTTAAATGTTTCGTAACTCGGTATTTCTTCAGCTTCGTCAACGACAAAACAATTAAAACCTGACAATGATTTTAAATTTGCTGTTTGTCCTTTTGATCCAGTTTTGATTCCTTTGAATGAAATTGAACCTTCAGACACGCGTGAATCAATTCTAAACTGATTGTCAATAACTTTATTTTCGTAACCGAGTAATTCGATTTTGTCGCTGACTTCAGACTTTATTGAATCGCCTATTGACGTATTTGTGAAGCGTGAATATAAAACTTTCCAGCTTTTTTCAACGACACCGATTAAAGTTAAAAGCGCAACGTTGAAAGACTTACTTGAAGCGCGACCGCCAGTTAAAACAATCGTATCGACTTCGTTAAAAGAATTGTCGTCAAGAAGGTCAAATAAAGGTTCAAATTTATGACTGATTTCGATTTCATTCGGCATTTGAATTGAATTTCTTAAATGAAATAATTGGTGCTGTTATGTCGTTGCCGTTGCTGGTCACGTCAACCATTTGACGCGGCATACCAAAACGATATTTGAAGAACAATTCAACCGCCCATTTTTCACCAGCTTCAACGTTGTCTTTCAAAGCTTCAAAGGCGGTTTCGTCGAATGGTGTTAATCGTTCAACAAGTGCTTGTTCTTCGCTTCTTTTTTTTCTTCCAGCGTTGTCACGCGCACCGCCGTTGTTTTGTCTTTTGTCCATGATTGAAAAAAATTGAATATTCAAAGTTTTGTTAATCTTTTAACAAGTAAAATTATTAGATTAAGCGCAAAGATTCCAGCATAAACAAGAATCGTAAACACAAAACCGAAGAACAAAATTAGCAAGAACGAAACGATTGTTAAAATCATTACGCTGAAGTCGTCGCGTCGGTCGGTGTTGATCCAATCTGTAAAGGTGTCAATTCGTCTTGTAAGAATAAAAAAGTGACTGATTCTATAAAGAACGTATAAAATCAAAAGTGCGATTGTCGCGAATATTTCTTTTATTATCATTTTCTGTCGTTTTTAGGCGGTAATAAATAAACAATGAAGGCAACCATTAACACAACCGCAACAATTGCCGTCAAAGCGATAAATTTAATCAAATCGTTTATATTCGTAAATTCGGTCAAGTGTTTCCAGTTTTTGTTGACTGATTGTTTTGTCTTCAGACAAATCTTTTTCTTTTCCAAATTTAAACTTTTTAAATTGAACTTCGATTTGTTGAAGTTCGCGGTCGCGTTTAACTTGGTAGTCATGCAATAATTTCAAAAAGAAAAAAAGCAATAATCCGCACCAAATAGTAAATAAACTAATTTCAATAAATATTCTTTTCATGTCGTCAAATTTTTAAAGTGTTGTTTTTTTAATTCGTTTAAATATTCCCAATGGTCAGGTCTTCTTGCCTTCCATTCAAGTTTATTTCTGAATTCATTTTTTCGATTGTTTCTTGAATAAAAAATGTTCAGTCGGTGTTTGTTCGAAATTGAAATTCCAAATGCAATCATTTTTTAAGTGTTAAATATTAAATGCAACACGCCAAAAATTGCGAGTGCGTGAATGATTATTTTAAATAGTAGTTTCATTTTGATTTTTTTCTAAATAGTGTTTTGGGTATGGCATTTCTTTTAATAAACATTCTTTTATTGATTTTTGATTAAGAAAATAAATATATCTGAATTGACGCAACTCTATCTTAATTGCGGTTTCACGCCAGTTTTTAGCCTCTAATTCAGCTTTTTTTCCTCTTGCGTT